GGCCCGTTCATATCAGTACCCGATCCGTTTGGAATCACAAGATAGTTCGCAGACGCAACTGATTTTAATTTGAGTCTTTGACCTATCGATGTCCCGGCAGCAATTGCTGGGCTTGCTGTAATTGGAACGCCGCCCGAACCAGAGAGTGGTTTGATCCACCAAACTTGTTCGCTCGCGGACGTGGGAACGATCCCGACTGTAGGATCGATTGAGACAGGAGCGGCTCCGGTCCCGTGAGTTTCAATTGATCCGCCTCCACCGCCAGTCGATGAAAGAGTAATCGTACCATCGCCATTATCGACGATGTCCATGTTCGTGCCAGCGATCAGCGATTTTAAAACCGCGATGTTGACATCGTTCATGTAAAAGACGCCGACTCCGCCCGGTTCGTTTTGAATAGCGGCGACACCGCCTCCAACGCCGACGCCAGATGAACCCGTCATGTAGACAACGGCAGGCTTTTGACCGACTTGAGGAATTGATCCTGCGCCGAAAACTACAGCCCATTGTCCTGAGATTTGTTGAACGGTGAATTCTGATGGCTCAGAATCCAAGCCATCAGTGAAAGCAATAACAGATTGAGGATTGATCGGAGCTTGGGTCAAATAAAAAGTAGCATTTGTTCCGTCTACATTCCCAGTCGGAATTTCGTTATAGAGACCCATCGACGAAAGAGCTGCGTCGAGTTGATCGAGCTGACCTTGAAGGGTTGTCGAAGTTGCAACGTGATGGCCCACATTGCTCACGGTAAATGCCGAGGGATTTTCCGTGATATAGTTCAGCCATGCGATCCAGTCCGACATGATCCCGAACAGCCAGTTATGCCAAGAAGCAGGCGGTCTAAAGTTTGGGACGAAACCAGCGAACTGCTCGCCGTTGGTCGGCTGCGTTCTGACGCCGGTATTTCCTTGCGTCCAAATCGGTAATACGCCTGGCTGTGTAGGTATTGGCATTTTGTTTCTTCCCTCTACTCTATGTTAAATATGCTCCGCCCGCCAGCGGGTCTTGCAAGCTTCCGTATCCAAGTCCAGACGGGTCATCTCCATCGTAAGCAAAGCCTCCACCAATGAACTGCCAGGTGAACGGATATTTTCCGCCAACGGTTTGACTTCCGTCATCGTAACCGAATCCTGACAAATTTCCATCGTAAGAAAACGCCATGTCGGGATCGAAAGAGACGATGTCGTCGATTCTCACGCCAGCCGGAGTTGCCTGGCTCAAGATCGTGATCAGCTCATCAGCCATTGCCTGATTCGGAATCTGATACGACGACTCTAAAACAATGTCCGCGTTATAGCCCTCGTAAAGAATCACGAAAGGTGCCGAGGTTAAAAGCAAAAAAAGCTGAATGACTTGTTCGGGCTGACCCTGCGACGTGTTGATCTTGATCTGACCCAAAATTAAATTACGGTATACTGCGTCACTCGCTCCCGGTGGACGCGTGATCCCGACGATCTGACCCAAGTTGTCGAGCTGTTGCCCGATGGCGTCGTCGATATATCGAGCTGTGTTCATGTCCTCAAGGGAGTCTTCGATCGTCTGAACCTGCTCGATGAAAGCAGTGAGGAGCTTCTGAATATTAGGAGACTCCTGATACTGAGTGACCAGTCTCGCAAGTCCTTGCTGAACGTGATTCAGAATCTCAGTAAACACTCATCATCCCGGACTCGTGTTGACGACGATGAAATTCGTCTGTGTGAAAGCTTGCTGATAAGCCAAAATTGGAATGTTGAGCGACTGAGTAGGATCGGGAGCTGTCCCGGCGAGCACTTGAGCGTAATCGATGCCTGGAATCGATGCGAGCTGGGCGATCAGATACGGATCAAGAATAACGGTCACACCCTGTCCCAAATTATTGATGTAAGTCGTGAGCAGCTCTTGAATCAAAACATCCCCGTTCGCCGGATAACTTAAATTGATTTCAAGATTCAAAATCAAATAGATGTCGATGATCGAAGGACGAGAAAAATTAATCGTGTGAGGCTGACCTTGCGAATCGGTGATCACATACGAATCTGATCCGTAGGTCTCGATTCCGGCTGGCTTTGCAAGCCATATAGTCTCAGCGACATCGGCATCAGTCCCTCCATTGACAACGGCTTCAAAGCTGTGCGGAGGTCTTCCATTGATATCAGGAATATCTTCGACGTTTTCGTAGACTAGAGCTGAAGTCACGCCAGGCGTAGCGAGAAGTCTCGATCTGATCGCCTCAACCGTTCCGGCACCTGCGATCTGAAGCTCGTCAGCCATGCGAGTACGGTAAGCGTTGTCGGTTTCAACAAGTCTTCCAAGAACAGCGTCCTGAATATTGAGAACATTGGTCAGTCCTGAGACCGGAGTCACGATCACAGTCAGAGTGCCAGCGTTTGCGATCACTGGACCATCGGCTGTTGCAGTTACGGTGACGGAAGCTTGATCGATACCCGCTTGCGTGATCGCTGTTCCGACAGTGACAGCGGCGACTCCATTCAGAAGAGTGTTTTGAAGAACGGAGAATTGCGGCTGGACCATGAATCCGCCAGTACCAGAGCCGTTGAAATTAATCGTGAAACCTGATGTGAAATTTCCAGTGACAGTGCAACCCTGGCAATAATTCAGAGATTGAATCGCAGCCTGAAGCGTAGATGCGCTCACATTGTAGGCAAGTTCTACTGTACCGCTTCCATTGATCCCAAGTTCCCATTGACCGCTTGTGGGCACCGCAGAGAAAGTGATCGTTTGAATACAGCTCTGACCAGGTCCAAGAACTGTCGTGTTATTTAGAGCAAAAATGCTCGTTGGAGAATTCAAAACAGAAAATTGAGTCCCAGCCGGAATAGAGGTCCCATTCGTTCCAAACAGCTTGACGTTATTCACAACAGAAGGAGCCGCTTGAAGTCGTGGAATCCCTCGTAACGCTCCCACGTTATCGAGCGAAGCGCCGAACGCGGTGTCAGGAGTTTGAGAATTGTAAACGTCCTGCATCGCTTGCCACACAAGGGCAAGTCGCTCACTCATGATGCCTGATATCTGACCGAAGAAAGATTCTGGATTGAGATTGATCCCAGCTCCAAATTGAGCCTGCAAAGCCTGATTAATATCAGTCTGGATGTCCGTCAGTTGCGGCATCACGAAACCTTGAGGAGTAATTCCGAAACCAGTTCCACCGCTCATGTTGGAGTCCCTTCGATCGTAGCGTTCACCGGCAGAGTGACCTGCGCCTGAACAGTGACAGCTTGTCCGTTACTTGTCTGAGCTACCATAGAAGCCGAGAAAGTGCGATTCACGTTCGAGTAATTGAACTGAACGTCGAGGATTTGAGTGACTCCTGAAACGCTCGCGGCTGCGGTGATCAGATCGGCCTGGACGATATCGATGTTTGGATTCTTGATCAAGATGTGCTGTTTGAACGGCACGCCTTTTGTCGTGTCGAGGAACCATTCGCCGAGCCAGAGCTGAAGGGTTTGCTGCAAGTCCTGAGCAATCGCGTCAGAGCCAGTCACGAGATAAAGATCGCCGTTGATGATATCGAGATCATTTGTCTCTAGGTTCATGGCGATGTCACTCATTGAACGCTCCCCATGCCGACAATAGGCGTGTCGGTCGTCACCGTGGAGTTGACCGTTCCACCTTGAGGATCAGCGCCAGTGCTCGGCGTTCCCGTAGCGGTGGAAAGCTCCTCGCCGGAATGAGCAATAGGAAGTACGTCCATATTCGCTTTGATATCGTTGTAGATCAGCGTCATGACGTTTTCCCAAATCGTTTCGAGCTGAGGAAGTGTTGAAGGAGGCTGACCCGAGAAGCGAGCGCTGTAGAGATAATCTGCAATCGCCTTTCCGATGGGTGTAGGGTTCAGTGCCACGCTATTGTGCCTCAAGCGTCTGGACTTTTTCCGCGATCTCCGCGTAAGTCTCAAACGAGTTTAATGGCTGCGGACCCAACATGGTGTTTGTCGTGTCCTCGCTCAAAGTTTGAAAGCCTTCTTGAACTAACTGTATCAGATCGTTTGTCCCATTTGAAATGTTGAATGTGCCGTCAGGGAATACGTTGATGAAAGATTCCCCATTCACGATCTCTATTGCGTCGCTTGTCTTCGGAGAAAAAGAGTCAGGCATTGCCGATCCGCCGATCAACGCGTAGGCATCTGTGATGTGATGCTTCCTGATGTCTTGAGGATTTGTTGCACCGCCCTGGCTTTTCCAGTTATCAAGAGACCTCTGAGAAAACACAAGCGTCACGTCATCGCCGGGTTGAAGAGGCATGTGGATGAAAGTCGCTCCCCCGCGTGCGCGAGGATGCTTCACTGGCACATTCGGAATCACCGGAGGCAAAACCGCAGAGCCATCAGTGAATGTTTGCATGATCTGAATTTGAACGTCCGCGTATTGAGTTTCTTTGTCATAAGCCACGATTTTGGCGGGCAAACAGACATTGAGATCAACCAAGACCGAATCTACGATCGCTCGAACGATGTCAGAAATACTCGGTTTGTAAGTGGATAGACTCTTCATGATGCCTGCATCTTGTGGATGAAGGCTTCACATTTTGAAAAAAACGGTCCCTCCCACGAATCGAAATCCTTGATTACGCTTGCGATGATGTACTGACCCTTGATGAATTTGCTGATTACGCTTACCGTCTGGCCCAGAGAAAGCTCGGGTCGAAGCAGCGAAGTGAAAGTGATATTGTTTTGCTGACTTGCAGCCAAGATCGCAGTAGGGTCTTGGGGTCCGATCACGCCGGGAGGTTGAACCTCTGGAATACCGATCATGCCTGTCGATTCCGAAACTTCGACAATAGGCGATCCGTTGCTACTTCCGACTGGAAAAATATTCACAAGCCCATCAACTACGTTGACGTAGAGACTGAGCTTTTGGCAAATATCGAAAAGCTCAGTCAGAGGACTACGAACCAGAACGATTCCATTATTGTAGCCTCCCTCGGGAATCCCGCTGATTCTTCCTTGCGCGATCCCTTGGTTTGCAAGCGACGCCAAAATTGCGTCGATCACCTGAGAATAGGTTGTAGCGCCCTTGAAACTCGTATTCATCGTGCCATTGATCAGAGCTGTTTGAGAGTCCCCGGCGATGATGTCAGTGATGTAGTCCGGGCCTTCTTTGTGAGTTCTTGCCCATAGAATATTTCCCGAGCCGATCTTGATGGGGTTGCTTCCGTATCCTGCGAAGATTTCGATCTGAGTTCCTACTTTGGACCCAATAATCGATCGAGAATTTGGACCCAAGTTATAAATGGAGAGCGTGATCTGATTCGTATTGAAAGCAACGGTCGGCATGACCTGAGTGATTTTCCCTCGGATGCGAAATCCAGGCGTTCCGTCGTCTTGAACAGAATCAAATTCGGTGTAACCGCTGTTGTAGCTGATCTGAGGAACAGGAAGACCAAAGACGTTGTCCTCGGTAAAAACGGTCGCGTAGACCCTGACTTTCACATTCCTGCCAAAAAGTTGACCGCCGCTCATGTCGAATTCGCCTCAAGATAATAAAGCCTGACGCGACTCCCGAGATCAAATTGTCCAGGGTCTTCATTGTTTCCGCTCGTATCAAACGCAAAGATCGTACCAGGAAGTTCGACCAAATCGATGAATCGATCGACCAAAGGCCAGTTCACAGTGATGGGGACAGGAGCAACGAGCATATTTCTGTTTTGATCGGCGAGAGTCAAAAACCATTTCCCCTCACCGTCATTGATTCTGGGATTGAAATAAAGAGCGATGATGTACTGAGTTCCATCGAGAACGATCGCTTCCTCGTAAGAAGGCAGGCCAGTATTGTCTGTTGGGATTTCTTGCAGTGCCATTAGAAGAACCCCGGAGATTTAGAAGCGACTCCCGGAACCAAAGAGAACGGGGAATCTTTCACGGCGCTTTGAACCTGAGCGCTTGCGAGTTGAGTTGACTGACTTCCTAGATTCGTCGATGAGGCAGCTCCGCTGATCACGTCTTCTGAAGTCTGATTTTTTAAAACTTTCTGAGTGCTCACTATCGTCAATTGTTTGATGTCCATCTCGAAATCAAGAGCGTATCCAGTATCTTCCGTGCGAGGAAATCTAAGCTTTTTGATCACGACGTTATTAAATGTCTGCCTTTTTGTGATCAAAGTGAAAGGCGTCTTGTCCTGAAAAGCGTAGAGAAGAATCGTTCTGGAAATCGCATCCACCGATCCAGCAAGAGCGTTTGCTCCAATGTTACCAGCATTTCCTTGGAGTGCAGCTCCGACGATCCCAACTCCTTGAGAAAGAGCTGAATTGAGAAGATTTGATCTTGCCTGAGAGCTTGAGATCGCAGCGAGTCCACCGGCTGCGATATTTGCGATTGCGACTGAAAGATCAAGAGGAGTATTCGAGATCGTGCCCTTCAACCTGATCGTCGGGTTCAAAATCTGAATGTGATCGCTGACCTCAGGACCAGTTTCAACAGGATGTTCAGTTACATCGGCGTCGTAATCAACGCTTTCATCTTTCACGATGTCGAGCACAGCAAGAGGCTGAGGTATCCCTGTCGCAGTAGTCGTCTGCATGAGGATCGTTCTTCCTAAGACTTGACCGATGCCGCTTAGAATTGAACCAGGTGAGATCGCCATTACTGTGTTTTGATCCTTTGGGCGTTCGCCAGTGCAAATCGATTATTTTGTTCGTTTACGTCTGACATTCCTTTGGCGACGGCAGGCGTCACATCCGCAGCCTTCGCGCCTGGCGGAAGCATGACAGTCACGTTGTTCGTGTGATTATTTTCCTGATTCACGACAGGTCCGCCAGCGGCACCCGTTGCCGCCGCTGCTCCGGCAGGCGCAACCTGACCATAGGGTGCAGCTCCGGCGAAACTCAAGCCCTTCAGCTTGTCGCCAGCCCAGCCGACGCCTTCTTTGACTTTCTCCCAGCCTTTTCCGGTCCAGGTATCTTTAAACCCTCCGCCGCTCATGATCGTCATGATGTCGTGGATCGCTACACCTGCGGCTGCGATCGCTGCCATGACAGGAAGGAGCGGCGCGAGAGCTGCAAGAGCACCCTCGCCAAAAAGAGTCAGAGCAGGCAATATGTCTGCTATGCCTTCGATGAGACTGAAGGCTTTGAAGGCTCTGCCGATCATTCCAAAGACGTTCCCGAGTTGAAGCAGTGGTCCGAGAACTTTAAAGATCGAAATGCCCATCTCGATGAAAGACGCCGTGATACTGAAGGCTTTGAAGGCTACGAATGACGCGAGAAGAAGCTTCACCGCGTTCGCGGTTCCTCCCATCATATTAATGACTGGACCCAGAGCCTTTGCGATCGCGACTGCGGCTGTGAAAACGGCTTCGAGAGTATTAGCGAGCGCATCCAGGAAATCGTTAATCCCTGATGCGATCATCTTCTTATTGGCTGCAAACCATTTGGTGAATTCGCCGACAAGCTTCATCACATGCGGCATCACCTTAGAGCCGATCTCAAGACCGAACTTCCGGAAGATGAAATAGATTTTCGTGAGCTGTTGGTCCATGAGCTTACCCTGAGCAAGCATCTTGGAATTGATCACTGAGTTTCGATCAGCCTCTTTGTTGAGATTCTTGATCGCGTCTGGACCTTGACGCCAAAGATTGTAGAGTTTGTCGCTTCCGAACGCGAGTTCGGTCATCCTCCGAGCCGCCATCGGATTGGCGACTGACATCTTTTGAATGCCGGTTGAGAGAAGGAGCGCGACATCGTTGACTTTGGTCAGAGGATTCTGAAGCGCAGCCATCATTTCTTTGGTGACGCCGCCCGCCTCAGCCATATTGTAGAGGGCTTGCGATGCTTCGGGAACGCCAGCCCTGGCCTTATCTAAGGTGTCACCTAGATTCTGAAATGCTCCGACCACATCCTCGCGGGTCGCATCGGCAGCGACCCCTGCGGCGTACTCGTATTCTTGGAGAGCATCAGTCGTGATATTGAGAGCGTTCGCCTGGTCGGTGACGCTTCGACCGAATCCAGAGAAGCTCTTTCCGATTCCAAAAAGTCCGGCAGACAAGCCTGCGACTTCGAGCGCAAGGCTTTTCATTTCACCTGAGAACTTTTTGATTTTGTTCTCAGCCTCGTCAACCTTCTTGCCATCGAAAGCAAGAGAGACTTTGACGCCGAATTCTCTGAGAACTTCACCCATCGCCATCGATCGCTCTTGCCTTTCTCATCGCTCTCATGTTCGCGTCTTCTTGGAGGTCAAGGGCTTCGTTTGCTC